GTGAGGAAATATTAGACCCAACTCCTCAAATCGTTAACATGATAAGGAAGTATCGGAGCAAGGTACGATCATGGTACAAAGCTGCAGTTCTGAAGAAAGAAGAAGGTATCGACTTTCTCTGGAGACTAGTACGGTCGATCAATAATCCAGACGAGCTAGGAGAGGTGTTCTCTTTCCTCAAACTATTAGGGCATCCCTATATAGATCCAGTTCGGGGGTGCGAATCTTCTAAGACTCTAGCTCAAGCAAACAGAACTATCTCTCCATCGGCAGTAAAGCAATTGGAATGGAGTTTTTGCCATACTTACACCCGAGGATACATCCGGAAGAAAGCTAGATGGCCTCCCCTTATATTCAACCTTCCTGAAGGGAAACGGAGTAAACTTCAAGAGCTACATGATAGTAACCACCCTTCGTTGCCTCTCGGTCTCGGACTGTATGATGCCTCGGATTGGGATTATGCTACGTTTGCTCCCCATCTCGAGTTTGATTACGGGAAGGATATACTGTCCCTCATATCAGATACAGCCATCTCGTACAAGCGAACAGAGATAGACAATTCGTGGAAAGGTCGTCTCCCTTTCACTCCAGTCAAGGCTACAACTAGCACCCGAGTTCTTGAGGAGCTTCTATCCAGGACTTCTTTAGACATGCGGGCTATATGTGATCGGATCTCAGCCAGGGATATCCCGTTTGACTGGCGCATTGTGACGGTATGCCCAAAAGAGCGTGAGATGAAACTCGAACCGCGAACTTTCTCGATGATGGTCCTTGAGATGAGGTCCTTCTTCGTGCTGACCGAGCAAAACTTGGCAGAAGGGATTTTCTCTTATATCCCAGAACAATCAATGACTGACTCCAAGACCCAGCTACTCCAGAGATTTCTCAAGCTCACGGGAACCGGAGACAATACAAAGAAGAAGACTCTCATGATTGAGCTTGACTTCTCCAGGTGGAACCTCAAGTTTGAGCAGCGTACGATGAACCCGCTCGGAAGAAGATTCGATCAAAT